CAGCAGGCCCAGTAGGTCCTGTGGGTCCAACAGGCCCAGTAGGTCCTGTTGCTCCGTCCGCTCCGTCAGATCCATTAGTTCCGTTACTGCCAGCAGGGCCAGTGGGGCCTGTTGGGCCTGTTGGGCCTGTGGGTCCAGCAGTAGCATCAACCCAATCTAGCCCACCCGATCCATCAGTTTTTAAAACTTGGTTGGCCGACCCTGTATCATCTGGAAGGGTTAATGTATAACTTGCACCAGCACTATGAGGAGGAGATTTTATTTTTACACCATGACTATTTTGCGAACAGTTAAGTTGTAAATAACCATCTTGTGAACTGCCATCACCTTTTGCTTCTATAGCTGGTTCAGAAGAAGTAGAAACAAAATTTACCTTATCCCTAGTAACAGCATCATCAGCTATTTCATTTGCAGTTAATTTGTCTGATTGTAAAAGAGTTTTTATTTCACTAGCTGATTGATCAGCAGTCGCATTGCTTTCAACCCCTGCGAGCTTGGTTTTCTCGGCATCTGTAAAAGCATTTGTGTCTGAGTTTGCTTCATAAGCAGTTTTTATTTCTGCGTTTGTTTGATCTGCTGTAGCTCCAGTTTCAATATTATTTAGTTTTGTATGATCAGCATCAGTAAATACATTAGAATCTGTAGCTGCCTCTACAAGAGTTCTTATCTCACTAGCTGTTTGATCTGCGGTGGCATTGCTCTCAATACCATCTAATTTTGTTTTATCTGCTGCGGACTGATAACCAGCATCAGATGTTGTTGCATTAGAAATATTTAATTTACTTTTATCTATTGCAGCAGAATTATGTAAATCAGCATTAACAATACTTCCATCTTCTATTCCGTCAGATGATACTTTTGTTAGACCCATTTACTTAGCCTCCAATACGTCTATCTTAGCGGACAACTCTTGTACAGCTTTAATTAATATAGAAATAAATTGAATATAATCAAGACCTATAGGAGTATCAGAACCATCTAACAATTTATCATCTGTTTTAACAAGTAAACCTATATCTTCAATAGTTTTTCCTTTTGCAGTAATTAAATCTTCAATTTCTTGTGCTATAAGCCCATAATGAGTTTTAGTGTCAAGATTAGTATTGTTCCATTTATAAGTAACTGGCCTACATTGCTTAATAAAATCAAGACCTAAATCTGCATCAGCTATAGAATTTTTAACATCTCTATCTGAATAAGTACTAAAACTTGGAGCAGCAAAGTTTCTGTCTGAAGATAAATTAGTACCACCAAAAAGTCTTCCAGCACCAAAGTCAGAGGTGTCGCCATCTGAACCATGAAAGTCAATATGGCCTCCTATTTCCATAACACCATCACCAGCGACATAAGGTATAACACCCCAATGGTTTCCTGAGCTACTTGTAGTTAAACCATTTAATTGACTTGCATTATAAGAAGTAGATCCAGCAGGTCCTTGCGCTCCTTGTGGTCCTGTGGCCCCTGTTGGTCCAGGTGGCCCTGTAGGGCCTGTTGCCCCAGTATTTCCTCTTGGTATTGTGAAACGAAAACTTGCATTAGTGCTTGATCCAAAATTCTGCACAATTGCATTTGAACCAGCATTTCCAGTGACTGTACTATGAACACCTACGGTTGCACCTGGGCCAGTTGATCCTGTATTACCTGTCTGACCTGTAGGACCTGTTGGTCCTGTTGGACCAGTTGCGCCATCTTGACCATCTTGACCATCCGCACCTGCTGGGCCAGTGGGTCCTGTGGGTCCTGTGGGTCCTGTGGGTCCTGTTGCTCCTTGAGGTATTGTGAAATTAAAAGTTGCAGCACTAGAAGATCCAGAGTTTGATACAGAAGCATTAGATCCAGCAGGTCCTGTAGTAGTACTTCCTACAGCTATAGTCGCAGCAGATCCAGCAGGGCCTGTACTACCTTGAGGTCCTGTGGGTCCATCGGGTCCTGTCGCACCATCATTTCCTGCGGGTCCTTGAGGTCCTGTGGGTCCAGTGGGGCCAGTGGGACCAGTTGGCCCTGTAGTCAGTGTTGGTTTATTAGTTAAATTATCGTAGTCAATATCAATATTTGCACTGCCATCAAAACTTGTGCCAGCAATAGTTCTTGCAGTTTCTAAAGCTGTAGCTGTTGCAGCATTACCAGTAGTATCTTGATTAAGTGTAGGAATTCTAGCTGCTGCAAGCGTACCAGAAGAAATGTTTGATGCGTTTGTAGTATCTGTTGTAGCTGAAGTTGCTAAACCAGCAATTTTTGAAGCTGCTATTGCTGCACTTGCATTTATATCAGCATTTACAATAGTTCCGTCTACTATTTTGGCAGAAGTAACAGTGTTGTTTGATGGTGTACCAATACCTAAACGACCATAAGTAACAATAAAAAAACTTGCTCCAGAAGGAGGAGCAGCGGAAAAAATAATATCATTACCATCGATAGCATAACCTTCAGATGGTTGACTAGTACCAGAGTTAGGTTTTTGTATTACTCCACTTATTGAAACTAAAGCTTCTTGAGCAGTAGTTGGTGGACTGCTTAATGTGAATCTATAAGCAGTTCCATTAAATGTTGCACTTCCACCGCCTGTACCAGAAGAAGAAGACAAGGTATTAATATCAATATTATTAGATCCACCACCACCACCACCACTGCCACTTATTTCAGCAACACTACCATCATCTTTTTTCGTAAATAATTTACCATTATCAGTTCTTATCGCAACTTCACCAACAACTAAATCGCTAGCACTTGGATCGCTACCACTTGCATTTTTGAGTTTTATCTGAATTGCCATTGGCTTTTACCTCCTAATAGCTTGATTCAATAAGTTCCACCATCAATTTCAAATCCGCTTGCAGTCCCATCTTCAAAAAAGGTAACAAGATCACTAAGGGCAACTTGTACCATAGTTCCAGCATCATTAACAACTAAACGATCTGCTGCTGCCAAAGTTGTAGATGTAGCTGAATTACTACCGTCCACTATATTTAATTCCGCAGTCGAAACAGTCGCACCATCAAGAATAGCAACTTCTGTTCCTGTTAAATCTGCTATAGCACTTGCAGTGCCAGTAGACATTGTTGCTAATTCAGTTAGTTTTGCGTTAAGACCTTGCTTGTTATTTAATTGAGTTTGAATTGCAGAAGTAACACCATCAACAAAATTTAATTCTGCTGTTGTTGCAGTAACACCATCCAATAAATTTATTTCATTTGCTGTAGCAGTAACACCATCAAGAATGTTCAGTTCATTAACTGATAATGTAGCTCCATCTAAAATATTTAATTCAGCAGCAGTAGAGGTAACACCGTCAAGAATATTTAATTCTGATGTTGTTACTGTTGCACCATCAAGTATCCCTACTTCAGTTCCTGTAAGATCTGCAAGTGCTGATGCTGTACCGCTAGACATTGTTGCGAGTTCTGTTAACTCAGCATCAAGTGGCTGTTTATTGTCTAATTGAGTTTGAATACTAGATGTAGCATCTACTCTATTTAATTGTGCTGTGGTAACAGTCGCACCATCTAATATTTGTACCTCTGTAGAATTTAAATCAGCTAAAGCATCAGCAGTTGCTTGTGCCATAGTTGCAAGTTCTGTCAACTTGTCGGAATGAGGCTCTACATCTGTACCAATAACAACTCCTAGATTTGTTCTCGCACCAGAGGCAGAAGTTGATCCTGTACCACCATCACTAACTGCAAGAGTTCCTGTTATAGAACTAGCACCAAGATCAACAGCAATTTCAGTAGATTCAATAACAAGTCCACCATTTGCTTTTAAATCAACAGAAAGAGTATTACCAGACTTATCAATTCCACTACCTGCAATAACTTGCCCTGCTCCTGAG